TGCCGCTCCCCAGCTCCGCCTCTGCCTGCGTGACCGCCCACAGCAGCCATTCCTTGACTCTTTCCCTCTGCTCGGATGTTGGCATTTTCAGAAAACGCCCGATGCACACACCGACCATCCCTGCAACCGCCATCAACGCAACCACCAAATACCAATTTTCCATTAAAAACATCATTCTTGCTCCCTTCCTTCCGCTCGCCGTTTCCTGCGTTCCTCCGCCCTGCGTTCTGCCTGCTCCACGCCCTTATCATACAGCTTCATCAGACCGCAGATACCCAACTCCGTACCGAACAGCAACAGTGCGGACGATACGATGGATGAAATGTCAACGCAGAAGCACGCCAAGATAATACCCACAACAACAACGCCCACACAAAACGACAGGGACAAAACCACAATCGTTGTCATGGTATCGTTATTGATTTTAAAACGAATTCGTCTGCGTTTTCTCATCATAAACCGCCGCCATTCAGCAGAAACCCGATTGCCGCACCGACAACCACCGCAATCGCCTTATCAATCAGCCCATCCCAACGCTTTGCCGGCTTAGAGACCAGCTGCTTCACATCGTCCTTGATTTCCCCGACATCCGTTTTGATATGCTCCTGCTCGTTTTGCAGGACCGAAAACGCATTTGTCAGCTCCTCAAGATTGTCCTGTCGCTTCTCCATGCGGTCAATCCTCTTGTGTGCGGATTTCGTGCTATCCAGTGCCTCCTGCACCATTTTTTCAATGTTTTCCATTATTCTTCTCCCCCTCCTTAACTCTGCACCTGTGCCGCTGTGACATGGTGCGGATTGTTAAAATCATTCAAATGCTGTTGGAGCAGTGTCATAACCGATGCCGCATTGATATACGCAGAGGATGCCAGAGAACCGCTTTTCATACCACTGGTAACGGATGCCGCAAGCGTGGGGATGAAATCCCCCAGCTCCACCTCGTTGTACTGCTCTAACAGACAATCCCATTCATACGATATAACCTTCGCCTGCTTTTGAAAGTCCATTTTCGTATTGATAACCGTTACCATATCCCCCAAAAAGACTTCTTCCAAAACGGCATACTCCCGATATTCCACCGTTTTTTCCAGTGCCACAAAATCCACCTTGATGTTAATGCTTGGAATGTCGCAGCCTTCATCCAACAGCTTTTGTGCCTCTGCCTGCACCTCGGAAACACTCTTGTTTTCCTCTGTCAGCGTATGGATTTTCGGGTAGATATAATCATTGATATGGGGGCTGTCAAGCGTTACACTGCCGCCCCGCCCATAACAGACAATGCGTGTCTTGACCTCCGATTCGTCCTCTGTGACCTCAAGCCCGACAAGGTTTTTCCCATAGCGGATGGAAACGCCCCTGTCCTGCCCCAGAGCCGCCTTGACAGACACCCGAAAGCCATCCCGCAGCAGCTCGCCGCCGTAGCCCTTGACAAACGAGGTTGCTTCGTCATCGTCCGACAGTAGCACCTGTACGGGATTCATACGCCCCGTTGTGAGCGTCCCTGTCAGCGAAATATCCGTATCAAAGATAAACGGCATAGGATAGGCAAACGCCGCCTGCATGGCTGCCAGAGCCGCCGTAGCCGTACCGCTGTGGGTGATGGGCTTGCATTGATTGTCCAGCAGGTCATAAAAGATATGCCTTGCGTTGACCGCAATCTCCTTCATGCTCGGCTTGACGTAATAAATGCGGAACGGCTGTTTCCCTCTTGGCGTGGAGGCGTAGAGAATCCGCCCCCGTTCAATGCGTTTCCACTTGCCGCCCTCATCGTATGGGTGCTTCATCTCCAGTTCATACGCCCCGTTCAATTCTTCCTCCACAACACAAGAGCCGGGAACCAATGTCCCCAGCCCGATTGTGTCAAATGTCTTTGCCGTTTTTTCGTGAATGGTAATCATAGCATCACCCCATCATACCAACCAACTCTTGATACTGCTCCTCCGTGATGCGGTTCGCCATCAGGAATACGTCTAATTTGTTCATCATGTCCTCTTTGTCGTATGCACCTCTGCTAATCAGTTTTTTCAGTCTTGCGTATGTCATAACTATCTACTCCTTTCAAATCTCTAATTCCTTCATGCAAACCAAATAGTCTACGTTGATTGCTGTATCTAAAATTGCCTGTTCAGTTTCTGTTATTTCTGGTTCGGGGGTGGGTTCTGGTTCGGGCGGTGTGTATTCCGAAAACGTACCTGTTTCTGGATCATAAATCATGCCAAGCGTAACAGTTTCATCGCACGGAATAGCAGTCACAGGATTGCCCGATGGGTCTGGTGGATAGTAGGGTTCTACTTCTTGGTTTTTCAGAACGTCAATCACTCTGTTTTGTAAAATCATTGCATAGTTTTTCACATTTCCACCTCCTTACCATTCGATAATAACAATGCCGTCTCCACCGTTGCCAGCTTTACTATAACTACTGGAACTATTCCCTACACGCTGCGCACGACCACCGCCGCCGGCACCTGTTCCTCCGTTGGTAGCATCCTTACCAATGGTATACTTGCCATTGGTACCACCATCTCCACCATTTCCAAAGCACGCACCTCCGCCCTGACCGCCAGTACTACCAGAACTTCCACCACTACTAGTACCCTGAAGACCAGCAATCGCAAATACGGTATCCTCTCCTCCCTTTGTGCCTTTATGTATTCGCGTATTGTCACCACCTTTAAAACCTCCACTAATCGTAATCAGATTCCCAATTATTGTTGTGCCACCATCGGTAGCCTCTATTTCTGGATCGTTATTAGCATCTTGCCCAAGACCACCTTTTCCGACAGTAATCGGTATAACTGCATTCGGCTCAACACTAAAAGCTCTTTTTACAATATAGTCAGCTCCCCAACCTCCGCTTGTACCTTTGCCACCGCCACCACCTCCACAGGCTGTAATCAAAATCTTATGCACACTGGCAGGAACGGTAAACGTGCCATCCTCGGTAAAGGTTTGTGTGCCGTGTGCAGGAAGCATCTTATCCAATGGCAAAAACCCACTTGTCTCAATCGTACTATTCAAATACGCCTTAATTCCCTTCTGCAAGCTGGATTCTACGTCCCCGCGCTGTGCCAGCATTTCCAGAATCCCCCAGAAGGTATCCACACCGTACTCTGCCGCCTTATCCCCCGGCTCACCAAAGGTTGTGGCAATCTTGTGCATGGTATCCAGTGCGTCTTGAATCTCCTGAAACAGCACCACCAGAACGCCGTATTCGTTCTCGCTTTCCACCGCGTCCGTCCAAGGAATCGCCGCCGATACATAGATTTCAAACACCTGCGTAGACAAAACCTCGCCGCCTGCATTCCAGACGGAAATCTGCGCCTCGACTGCCTTTGCCTCGGAAAGAATCTCATTCGTCAGGGCAAATTGGCATCTGCCCGCAGCCGCATCTGTCACTTCCCCCTGATTAAAAAATGTGCTGCTGTCCGCCTTTCTGAATGTGATACGCACCTGCTCACCCGTCAGATTGATTGGCACACCGTTTTCATACAGGCACACATCCAGATATCTGGATTTTGTATCATTCTGCACAGGGCGAATCCCGATGCTGTTCGGCTTCTTATTTACATCCAACTCCAGCCGATTATACGTTTTTGCCATTTTTCTCACTCCTTCCAAAAAATCTGCATCAAAAAAGCACATCCGTTTTATTTTCAGATGCACCTTTCTTGACAGAATATCTTTCTTTTGTTATCATAAGCATAAGAAAAGGATTACCGCTTTTGGTAGGGCGGTCAGTCCTAAGTTAAGGTTTCAGACCGTCTAACTCTTGTTAGGCGGTCATTTTTTATCATTTCTTATGCAGAAAGCATAAGGTGATAACTCCAATGATTACTAAGCTATATTGAAATAAATCAGTATATGTAACCATAGATATCACCCCCTTTTCAGAGAGTGACTGAACCGCCAAGCGATAATCCTCGCTTACAGCATACCATAAATTTCATTTTTCGACAACTACAGCCATCTCCAGCGGGGCTGTATTTTTATTTTGCTGACATTCCCCGTCCAGCGGATTTCGTTCTGCCCGACCTCAAATCTCGGGAACTCCGCACCGCCGTATTTGCCGTTCTGGTTGGTGTTACCCTTGAACACCTCCATCATTTCGCTGTCAATCGTAATGCTTTCCTGCACGTTCCGCAGCGGGTAGGAATTGCCGTTGATGTTCAGCGTAATATCCCCGTTTCCGTAAACCGTAATGAGCGGTTCACTGTATACTGTGCCACTGTTGCGGATGGTGGTCGGGGCAATCAGCTCCAAAGCATCCCCTGCGGCATTGACACTGTATTTGAAGGGCTCAACATCAAACTGCACTAGAAAATCATTGATATTTTTCAGGATACTGCCGAACTCAATCTGATTTTTGATGTATGCACGATACACCTTATCGGGTTCACTGGAAAAAATGACCTCTCCGAACCCCGTCAGCCAACCGCAGACCTCGTCAATCTGACTTCTGTCCATCACATGACATTCGGCATCCTTGGTATAGTTCTGGTATGTCTTTTCGTCCTCATGCAAAACACCGTTCCTGCCGCTGACTTTGATTTCGTTTATCTTCCTCTGCGGAATGAAAATAGAGGGTGCTTTCAGCATCACAACGCCCATATCCAGTGAATTGACACCATTCCAGATAAAATATTGATACATTAAACCGCACCCCCTACCGCACTTACTCGCCGTTTTCTGTAAAATTCCATTTCACGCATGAAATCCTCTGTGGTTCTTTCGTCTTTGTTTTCAACAGTGCCGATATATACGTTGAAATTTTCTGTTTTCGCTACCGTTTCGCCTCTGCGGTATCTGTCCGCCTCCGGCTGTGTCAGCACCCGTTCGCCCTTATGCAAAATCGCTCGGTATCCATCAAACGGCACCTCTCGCAGACCTGTTCTGTGACTACCGTCCGAACCGCCATCGCCCATGCCTGCCTCGTCCTTCGCCGCCTTAATGGCATCCCGAATTGCCTTCACAATGGCATTTACAATGCTGCTTTTGCCGTCCTTGATACCCTCTGCAACGCCGTCTGTAAGGGCTTTTCCGACATCATTGAAATCATCCGCATAGCCCTTCGCCTGTTCCACTGCGTTCATGGCTAATTCTTCCATTTCGTCAGAATAAAACTGCTGTGCCGCTTCATTCGCCAAGCGCCGCTTTTCCTCGAATTTCTCGACATATTCTTCAAACTTTCCGACCTCCAGACTATCCAGCTTTTTGGTAAAATCCAGTGCATCATCAATGCTCATATCGGCAATCTCAGCCAGCAGACCGCCATCCAAGCCCTTCTCCTTCAGACTTTCAATCTGTGCGTTATACTGCTGAATTTTCTTAATGCTTTCGTCCAGATCCGTTAGTTTGAAAATTTCCTTTTCGCTGTTCTCATCCTGCACTCTGGTAAACAGCTCGCCATAATCAAACAGCTTATCACTCAGACTGGATTCCTTCTGCTCGATTGCCGCCAAGTCAGCTTCATATTTCTGCTTGAATTCCTGTAAAGCGGTCAAGCGTTCCTGCAATTTCTGCTGTTCTGCCGTTCTTGCCGCCTCCAACTGCTTTTTATTCCAGTCCTTTTCCAGCTTGGCAATTTCGTCGAGAATAGATTTTCTGTTTTTCGGCTCTGCTTTTTTCAGTTCTGCCTGCTTCTTTGCAAGATTTTCCTTGTACTGCGCCAGTTCCTCTTTGGCGCGCTCGTCCTCTGCCTCCTTCTGGATTCTGGAAATTTCAGCATTTACCGCGTCAATCTCATCCGCAATCGCGGTTTTGATTTTCTCCGCCGTACTCTTTACTGTTTCCGCCGGAATGGTATCCATTTCCCCTGTAATGACAGCTTTGATTTTTCTGATTGCAGCTCTTGCCGCCTTAGCAACAACATTGTCCTTCTCGAATCTGATTGCGAACCCCTGCATCACAAAACCGCAGATTTTTTCAGACCATTTCGAAGGAGAATGGGTATCGAAGCCATCCTTGCCGGTAAACCAACTCTTGATTTTATCGACTACGCCTTTTACTTTACCTTTCAGCCAACCGACCTTATCATTGATACCATTCCACAGCCCCATCAGGACGTTTTTGCCGATGCTCACAAAATCCGAAACCTTACCGCTGAACCACGAAACCAGTTCGCTCCATGCCGCCTTAATATCACTCACAGCATTTTTATAGTAAGCAATCCCACTCTGGAACACGCCGATAATTGTGTTGATTGCGGCGTTCACCTTATTCCCGACCGCATCAAAAACGGCGTTGACCTTATTTCTGAATTCCTCGGAAGTATTATAGGCATGAATCAGTTTCAGCACCAATGCCGTAATAACCGCAATCACAATCGTTACAGGCCCACCAATGGCGGCAATCGCAATCTTGACCGTACCAAGAGCCGTAGCCACCGCAGGGGCAACCGTCATGATTGCGCCGACAGCGGTAATCAGTTGACCGATGATAATTATCACAGGCCCCAATGCTGCCAGGATCGCCATAACGGCAACAATAACCGTCTGCGTAGCAGGAGACAGATTGCTGAACTGCTCTGTTAGGGATTTCACTGTTTCCGCAAGCTGTTCCAATAATGGCGCAATCGCCTCCAGTGCCGCCGAACCAAGCTCTATGCCTGCGTTCTTCACTGCATTCAAGCTTTCCTGTGCCTTTGCGCTTGGTGTGCTGAGTGTTTCAAGGGCATCGGCTACATTCCCTGTGGAATCCTGCATATTCCCCAATTCATCATTGAAAGCACCTACACCGGACGAAAGAATAGACAATGCACCTGTACCGGCTTCACTGGAACTCCATAAGCCTGCCAGAGCCTCAGAATCACCGTTTACGCTGTCATTCAGAATACCGAGAACATCCCCAAGGCTCATGCCGTCATTCATAAGCTGCCCAAAGGATTTTCCCGTCTTGCTTTTCAGAATCTCGCCTACATCAGAACCGGAATCACCCAATTCATTCAGCATACTTTTCAGATATGTACCTGCCTGTGCTGTGGCAACGCCGTTTTTTGTTAGCTGTGCATACGATGCAGCAAGGTTTTCAATATTTACCCCATAAGCAGATGCCAGAGGGATTACCTGACCCATGCTCTGTGACAGTTCATTCACCGTTGTTTTACCGTCATTCTGCGTCTGGATCAGAATATCAGATAACCTTGCGGCATCCGATGCCTCCAGACCGTATGCGTTAATGATGGTAGTTAATACATCAACTGCATCCGCCGTTTCCAGAAAGCCTGCTTTGGCAAGACCAACCGATGTACCGACAAAAGAAACCGCATCAGCAGTATCTACGGATGCCGAAATCGCCTGATAGGTTGCGTCGGCAATCTCACCTGCACCTCTGCCTGTCTCTGTAGATAATTGCAGCATATCATCTCTGAGTTTTTCGAGTGGTACGCTTTGCAAATCTGCAACCGTACCTACCTTCGCAACCGCATCCGTATAGTCACTTGCAAGCTTCACAGAGGCCCCGAGAGCGGCGGCGGATGCGGCAGATGCAACGCTTACCTTTTTCCCGACAGCTTCAATCTTGCCGCCAAGTTCCTGCGCATCTTCCCCTGCCGCCGCAATCTGCTGTGCGGACACGCTGCCGAAATTCTTCATTTCCTTAGTAAGGTTTTTCAGGCTGTTTTCCGTTGTGGAAATCTCCCGCACCAGACGGCGATATTCCTCCTGATTGACCTCTGTGCCGCTTGCCATGTCCTTATCGGCTTTCTCCTTCGCCGCCTTCAAGGATTCCAGCTTGCTTTTTGTTTCCGATACGGATTTTGTTAAAAGCTCCTGTTTCTGCCGCAGCAGTTCTGTATTTTTGGGGTCATGCTTCAACGCCTGATTGACATATTTCAGTTCGTTCTGCAAATCCTTCGAGGATTTATTCAGCTCCGCTAAGCCGCTTTTGAATTTCTTGGTATCCGAACCAATCTCAATGGTAATGCCCTTAATGTTCCCCATGCTCTGCCCCCTTTCCGAATTTTTCCCTCAATGCCCCTCTGTCCGGCTCCGTCTGGCTCAGTATCCAACACTGTTCCAGATAGTCCCTGCCGCTTTCCGTCTGCTGTAAATTGAAGATATACGCATCCCTTTGCAGTCCGAAGTAAATATCAATCGGCAGGCGTTCCACTTCAAAAAAATCGAGCCTTGCGTAGTCCATGACGATTTTTTCGGACAGAGAGAAAACCTCGTAATGCGAATCCTCACCTGTGTCGCCGGGGATGGAGGGCAGTCTTAGTTTGGGTCTGTTACAACGTCTTTTACGGAACCCAGATAATCCTTCAGCAGTTCCACCGCATCTGCAAAGTCAAACATATCCTCAATTTTCTGCTGCGAATATCTTCTCTTTTTATTCTGATTGATGATTGCAGTCAGCAGAGAATATACCTCGCCGATGTCGCTCATCTCCTGCGCCGCTGTCAGCCGGTCAAATATCTTTTTGCTCGGCATAGGCAGAACCGCCACAAAGCCATCATGCAGCTTAACCATGTATTTTTTCTTTTTTCTCGTTGTAAAATCTAACATTCCTTTTCCACCTCACAAAAATGAGGGGCTGTTGTGCCCCTCTCCTCACGCAATGCTCGTGTCCGCTTCCTTGAACAAAATCAGTGTGCCTTCATTATCCTGTGGCTGTGCCTTAAATTCCGCATTGATGACAGTTTCCTTGTCCTTCGCAAAGGACAGCTCAAATCCTGCTTCGTTGCTGCCGACGATGGTCACACGAATGTCACCGTCCGTCTTATCCTCATGCACGAAATGCAGAACGTATTTCTTGCCGTCGTTGTTGCTCAGACCGCCGATTTTTACAGTTCTGGTCTTTTTGGCTGTATCCTCTGTCACTCTGGCTGTGGGTGTCAGCTTTTTCAGCGTTTCGCCGTTCCATGTCATTACGCCGCTTTTCAGAATCGCTTCTTCATCCGTAATGATTTTCTTGGAAACGAAATTCAAATCATCCTTCGCTTCGTAGAAGGTCGGCTTATAGGACAGTGTCGCACCGCCCTGAATATAGCCCAACAGCTTAGCCTCCACCTCAATGGCTGCATCCTCAGGCAGCTCCCCTGTAAATTCATCCACATACAGCTTACCGCTGCCAAGTACAATTCTTTCCATTAGTTTTCCACCTTTCTTGTAATGTCAAATGCAAATGTTACCAGATACATTTTTTCCTTCTCGATGTAGATTTCCGTTGCATCGTAACGAATCCCAACAGAATCCAACGCCTTCTCAATTTTTTCCTGATTGGCAAAATCCTTCCTCGCCGAATAAAGCTCCACAATGTAGCTATCTTTTCGCAGGAAGTTTCTGCCATCCGAACCCCAAGCGGCTTCTCCGTCCTTCAGATAGACGATGTAGGGCAGCGCGGGGCCTTGGTCTGCCTCATAAAAATAGACCTCAAGCCCTGTACTGCGCAGCAGCTTATATAACTCACTTTGCCGCATCCTCTATCGCCTCCCTTACCTGCTTTTCGTATTCCCGAATGACCTGTTCCTCTACGGGCTTAATGTGCGGGATTGCCCTTGTCCGCTTGCCGTTTGCCGTCACATGACCATGCTCCAGAAGGTGTGTCAGCCGATACCGCTTTTTATTGTGAACGATATACTTTGCATTTTCACCAAACGCGCCTTTCTCTCTTGTCACGCCCCAGCTTTTTGCATATTTGCCTGTTCTTTTGGGGCTGGTCTGTCGCAGCTTTTTCGCGGCGGCGTTTGCAACGGCTTTTCCGCAGGCATCTGTGTTTTTCACAATCTCCGCCTCATATTCGGAAAGCAGTTTTGCAATCTCATCCGATAAAGCATCAGCCTTTATACTCATATAGACCACTCCTTGCCTCGCAGTAAAGCTCTGTGTGATGGAAATCGTTTCGGAACCGATACACGCTGTATAACCTGCCCCCAAACCGCAGGACTTCCTCCTGCTCATATTCGCCGTATGGAATCCGCAGACACAGGGCAGGGCGCAGTCCCGTTTCTCTGCACTTGAAAAATTCGCTCTGGTTGATGGGCAATTCCTCTGCAAACACTTCTCGCTCCTCGTAAAACGTCTGCTTCATGCCGACCTCATCCCGTATCGTTTTTTCTACCAACAACGTCACAACATCGTTATACATGATACTCACCACACAAACTCAATCCGTTCCGCATCCCTTTGTAGGCTTTTTCGTACCGCTCGCCCTCGCCCATGAAGTCATACTGCCATTTGAGGTACAGCTCAAACACCTTTTGAATTGCGGAATCCTCCTCGTTAATTACAGTAATGCCGACACGCATCATGTCTTTTTTGCAGGCATCCACGTTATACTGAATTTCTTCATCCAGTTTGTTATGTGAAATGCGCAGTGCCGTTTTCAGCCTTGCTAAATCTGCCATCCCTTACGCCTCACTTTCCACAATCTCCACAGTAAATTCCACAGCTCCTGCGGATGTTGTCACCGTAAAGGTTTCCGTGCCGACAGGGAATTTCTCCAGATAAGCCTTTTTCAGCACAACCGCAGTGCCGCCGGAAACAGACCAGTTCGCCCCGCCTTCCTTTGGCACATCTGCGCCGTTATGCAGCAGGGCTGTAATGGTCTGACCGCTTTCGGCGGCCGTTACGGTAATATCTGCATAATTTTCACTGTCTGTGCGCTTATCAAACGTGCCGCCGCTTACTGCGTTACTTTTTTTTTAAGAATCAGCACACCGTTGGGGTCTGCCAGCTTCCCGTCACAAACCAGAGTAACCTTTACTTTTTCCTGATTGTTGTCGTTATCTCTCCAGCGGTCGGTGCGCATCTGCATATTTGTATTGATGATGTAATCATTCAGATTCACAAACACACCGAATACCTCGCCGTCGGATGCCGCCGCAAAGCTTTCCAGCACATCCTCCTCTGTTGTGATAACCTCCTTGCCGCCGAATCTGTAGGTTTCACCCTCGGTAATGCCGTAGTTTACTCTTGCAATAGGCTGACCTGTGGAATCCACCATACCGTCAATCTGTGCATCAAAGGTGCCCTGCGCAAATACGAACACGCCGTTTCGATAGGCTTTTTTCATCTTGGCGAATACCTTTTCCTTCCACGCCTTCCAGCTTGCGACATCCTCCGCTGTCATTTCAATGACGTTGCCTGCGGGGACTCTGCTGTCCTTCGTAATACCAAGCATCTGACCGCTGCCTGTACCGGCGATAATGCCCTTATCCAGTGCGGCAATGATAGCCTCTACCGCCAGAGGAACAAACATTTCGGTAAATTCTGCGAAATCAACCACATTTGCAATCAGGCTCTGTGCGATTTTGCATTCCAGACCGTAATAGCTGAAGGATACCTTTGTATTGGCGGTTACCTTCTGGTCTGTGGATGCAGAGCCGTCCGCAACCCAGCTTGCCGTAGGACACAGGGACAGGATAGGGATTTCCACGCCGCCCTGTACGTTTGTTTTTCTTACTCTCGCATACAGCTCGCCATGCGCTTTCAGCTCTCTGATAAATTCCTTCATCACGGTTGTGGGAATCACCGCTGTGGTCTCTGTTACCGTAGTTACAGCATTCTGCAGCTTGCCTACAATGGCATCCTTGTACTTGATGGGCAAAGCCTCACCGCGGCACACCAGATTCATAAAGGCATTTTTATATTCATCTGTATCGAATACATCCTTTCCCGCTGCGTTGCCTGCGGAACCGACCACGCCGTCCGGATGCGCTGTCCCTCTGCCCTGCATGGCGGCAAGGTTTGCCTGCGCCGTCGCAAAGGCTTCATACGCGTTATCCAGCTTCTCCACCTCTTCCATTCTTGCATTTGCACCCTCTACATCGCCGTTCTGCAGCAATTCCTCCGCCGCATTGTAAAGTGCTTCTCTCTGTGCTTTGTAATCCTCGTAATTCTTAAACTTCATCCTTCATTTCCCCTTTCAATCTGAGTAATTTTAATTTTGCAGTTACAGTTTTAACTTCTGCGTTTTCCTCTCCCCTTGCAGGAAGAAGATCCTTCAGCTTATGAATGGTCTGCGCAGGCAATACACCGATGCCGTTTGTCAGCGTCGGCGCAGATGCAAACATAACCTCATCCACAAAGCCATATTCCACCGCCTTCTGCGCATCCATCCACGTTTCCGCATCCATGATGCCAAGCAGCTCCTCCATGCTTTTGCCTGTCTTTTCCAGATATGCCGCCGCGACTGCTTTATTTGCTGTCTGCAAAATCTCCGCCTCCTGCTGCATATCGTGAAAATCCCCTGCGGCAGAGCCGGAAACATTATGCACCATAAACAACGCTGTCGGGCTGATTCTGGAATGTCCTGCCTGCGCTATCACAGAGGCGGCACTCGCAGCCAGACCCACAATATTGATTTCTACCGTGCCCGCGTATGCTTTCAAGGCGGTATAGATTTCACTGCCGGCAAACACATCCCCGCCGCCGGAGTTAATTTCCACAAGGAGCGGCTCCCCATTTGCCTCGCTGATGGCAGCATTGACATCCTTCGGACAGGTTGCATCCATGCCGAACCACTCATAAATCCACTTGTCCGCATTTCCGACAATCGTCCCCTTCACCTCGATTTTCCTCATTCTTCCTCACCTCCTTCCATAAAGCCTGTATCCTTGCGCCGCAGCAGCCTGTCTCCGCCGTCCACAGGTGCCATATTCAGCACCGCACGCACCTCGTTCGGTGTCATAATGCCCCTGTCAACATACTGCACCAGCTCCAGCTTTGTTCTCATGCTTGCAAAGGTCAGATTAGAGCACTCGAAAACAATCTTATTCCCGAAGGCACGCTCCCTTCTGGTAAACAAACGGCTGCTGTAGGTTGCACTCATCTGCGTAATCATCGGCTCAATGGCATTTTCGTAATACGCAATCCATTCATCCTCTGTATAAAGAGAGCTGACGATTTTCTCGTTCGTATTGAAAAAATCATAGATCCGTTTAATGATGCGGTCTGTCTGTGCGGCGTTTGGCACATAGTCCTTCGGTTCAATCCGCTGCACATCCGCCTTACTGTCCACGCCCGCTGCGCCGAAGGTTTCACTTTCCACAGAAAGATACGTATCCGCAAATTCCTGTACATTCTTCCGTACATCATCCGGGCGCATGGCATTGGTGAACCGCAGCAGCCAGCGAATCACGCCGCTGTTTTTGATTGCCTTGACAAAGCCCTGATCCATAATGCTGACACACTCCATCAGCTGAGAAAGTGCCTCCATCGGACTTTCCCCGAAAATATCATCCTCATTGAAATCATCACGCAGATGAATGATATCACTGTATGGGAAGGTGCTTTCCCTCCCGTTCAGAAATACGAACCGTAAAAATAATTCGTTGTCCTTGTAAAAAGCCTCCACCCCCGAACAGGGAATGGGATACAATTCTATCGGCTTTTCAAATTCATCCCGTACAATCAGAATAAAAGCGTTGTGGTTCAGTGCCAGCTGATTTGCCACCTTCTCCTGTAGCATCTGCCCGCTCATCAGCGGATTGGGCTCCTCCAGCAGAAAACGGATATAGGCATCCGGATTGACCTCTACCCGCTCCCCCTCCTGCGTTCTCGTGGTACGGATATGCTTTGCAACCGCCTTACCGATGGCTTTTGTTTTCGGGCGGATACAGGCACGCACTACATCGGAATGATATAGCCTGCCGTTCCACGCATAAAAGCCGTTTCCCCTCTCCTGCACCATCTTAAAAGTTTGCTTGCTCATTTTTTGCACAATTCTGTTCCATAAACCCATTTTTCTCACCTCCTTAAATCAGACTTTCAAATTCATCTCTTTTATTGCAATACACCACATAGGCATCCAGAAGTGCCGCTGTACCGTCAATGCGTCTTGTGCGCTCATCGCTCTTGACAGGCTGCACGTTGCCGTTGACATCCTTCTTTTCCTCGGTGTTAATCAGACACCATTTATCAATCGGATTGTTGTTGTAGACGATTTTCTTTTCCTGAAATTCCGCCTTTAAATCCTTCATTGGCTGGGATAAGGTCAGAACGCCCTGCCGAATTTTAACCATGACGTTTCGCCCGAACTCCTGCTCAAATGCCGCCAGCAGCTCATCCGAGATATGCCAAGGGTCATAGCCGATATAAAGCGGATAAATATCTTCTCTGTCCCTTAATTCGCAGAACCAATCCAGAATTACCCGCTTATTCACGCGCCGACCTTCACAGGTGCGCATCAAGCCCTGCGACACCCATAAGCTGTACGGCACGCCGTCCCGTTCCCTTCGGTCTCCTCGCTCCTCCTGTTGGTCCAAAACCGCCTGCGGAATCCAGTACATCTGCTTAATGTAAAGCTTATCATCCCCACGCCGTTTGCAGATTGCCTTTGCGGCGTTTAGGTCAATGCTGTCCGCAGCATCAAAGCCACCAATGCAATAGCGAAATGCGCCGCCCTCCGGCAACAGCTCCTCATTGTTTAAGTCCTCAAACGTCAGCCATGCGGACTGCGCCGTCTGCGGAATATTGAAATCCTTTACCAGAACCGTCGGCTTGAAGGATGGGTCGTTCTTCGCCTTCTGCACCATTTCCTCCAGATATTCCTTTTTCTTGATGGTGCCAAGACCGGGGTTTGCTTTTATCCACATTTCCGGCTTATCCCATTCGGAAGCATCGTCCAGCTCATAGATAAACGGCAGAAAGCGCGGTGCTTTTATTTTCCCGTCCAGCACCTTTTTTGCGTATTCATACTGCGCATCAAAGATGCCGCTGCGGACAAAGCCGTTTGTGGTAATACAAAAAAGCAATGGTTGTTCTCTCGCACCCATTGCCTGTTTAATCAAATCATAGATATCTCTGTTTTTAATTGCCGCCAGTTCATCAATGATGGCTCCATGCACGTTCAAGCCGTCCAGACTGTTTGTGTTGCTTGCCAGTGCCTTAATAAACCCAAGATTGGAAGGCGCATATAAATCCGCAGCACGTTTGCGGATATGCTTTCGCAGGGTCGGGCTTTGTCTCACCATCTTGTAGCACGCATTGAACCCCAGCTTCGCTTGGTCAAGCATCGTTGCGACGTTATAAATTTCCGGCGCACCCTCTCCGTCATTCAGCAGTAAATCCGTTTCCACGGCGGCACACTCGGTTGTTTTCCCATTTTTTCTGCCTTCCACAATCATCACTTCGTTGTACTGCCTGAGGTTATTATCATCCACAAAGCCGAAGATTGCCTGTAGCCTCGCCTTCTGGAATAGTTCAAGCTGTAACGGCTGCCCCAGTTTGCCTGTCGGCTGCTTGCAGAAACGCTCAATAAATGCAATATGCCACTTTGCAACCTCATAATCGAAATGAAATTCCCCGGGGCTTGCAAACTGATTCAAAAGCATTTCACTGACCCGCTTCATTTTGTCGCAGGCAAGAATCGTGCCGTCATAAAGCGCCGAAAAGTATTGTTCAAACTCCGTCACTTGACACCACGCTCCCGCTGGAACAAAACAAGCTCATCCGCCGCCGCTTCATCTGTTTCAGGCATCAGATCCAGAAGCTGCTTGATTACACTGGAGTAATTTTTAATTGTGGCGGTGTAGATTTCAACCTCCGGGGCTTTCTTCGTCCCCCACTGGTTTTCGCCGTTCTGGTACTCCGAAATATATCCCTTCTCCCCAATATCCTCTTGCAGATGCTCCAGCTGCTCCGCCATAAAGGCAGCATTGTCTATCAGCTTTTCCACGATTTTCTTTTTATTTTCGGGGATTTCCTTGAAGATGCGCTTCAATTTCCGCATTTCCGCCGCTTTGATTTTTCCTTTCTCCATTTTCTCACTTCCTCTCTTTTCCGCCCTTATACTACACCCCCCACGCGCACGCACGCCCGTTGAAACGGAAGTCCACTCCTCGGTCTCCGTACTGCCAAACCAAAAATAAAAATAGGGGGGCTATTCCATTTTTCTTTTGTCTATCGGCTGTCCCTCCGCATCGAATCCACAGCAGCATCCCTTCCGTTGGATGAGGTGTCCTTCCTCCTCATCGTGGCAAGGCTTGCAGACGTATTGCAGGTTGTCAAAGGATAGCGTGATGCTTGGGTCTGTGATGTTCGTCGGTGTCAGCAGCTCCTTGTGATGAACAATGTAGCCAACTCTCTCGCCGCATATCTCGCACATACCACCATCTACCATGATGCGACTGTCTATGTATGCTCGCCTGCACTTCTTCCACGCCGCCGAGTTGTAGAAGCCTTTTGCAAATTCCTTCATTGTCTTTCTCCTTTGCCACAAATAAAAAATCCCGATAAGCATTGTAGCTATCAGGATTTCTTTTGATTTCTTTTGATATTTCTATTGACATTTACCCTTTTTCGTGTTATTATATAAACAGAAAGGAGGTAGTGCAAAATGAAAAAAGACAAAGACTTTAAGCTAAAAATTGTCGAACTTGTAATCCAAGCAGTTATTGCCCTAGCCGCTCTGATTACAGCCATCAAATCTTAGCAAGTTCGGGGAGTAACCCTCCCCTTACTTCTTAGATAAAGTCAATGTCTCATGTTTATTATAACCAATCGAAAGGAGAATGACAATGAAAAATAAAATCTCTGTTTTCTCGCTCCTATTCTTTTTTATCTATGCGGTACGCACAGGCTGGACACCGATTTTAAAAATCCTTGTAATTTTAAATTCTGCCCTTGTGCTTTTACAGACAGCTTTACAATACAAGGAGGTTCTGCATAATGCCAGAAAATGAGTATATCTCTGTTACCCAATTCGCCCAGAAGTTCGGTAAGGATGTCGGCAATGTCCGCAAGCTGATTAAGGATGGTCGCATCCCTGCAATCAAAATCGGGAATCAGTGGGCAATCCCTGCCGATGCTGAACCTCCTGCCGATAAACGTGTGAAGTCCGGCGAATACCGCAACTGGAGAAAGAAAAAGGATTCTTCCGAGAAGGACCGCTGATGCGGTCTTTTCCTTTTTTCTCCATGGTATTACTATAACACAAAAGTACGTCCCTTTTGTGCCATCTTTCAGTTTTTTCTTTCCGAAAGCAAATAGAAAAATTTTTTCCGTATTCTGTAAAACTGTCGCCTGCTATACGGCACACCCAGATACTCCCACGGCACACCGTCCGCTACATTACTGAGGATGTATGTATAGATCTCCGCATCCGCTTCAATCGCCGTCTGCTCAATCATCTCTAAGTCCCGCTGCAGCTCCATCCTTCTGATTGCTGTGCTGGCGGTCTTATCCGAAAGCTTGCCGCTACCGCCACCGCTGAGCGGAGGTGAACCAACTTCCGTAATCGACCGCAGGAGCGATTGCTTTTCTCTGTATTGACGACAGAAATATTTTAATTCTCTGTAGCGGTTGCCGGAGATATTATATCCGTCAAGCTTTAAATCTCTGTCCTTCATGGCATCCCCTCATTCCCATAATCTTTATTTCTTCAATATTCTTTCCCACTTATTCTAAAACATCTGCAAACTCACCATAACTTTTAGCCCTCCTCGGTCAGTTTTTCTGTCATTATTCAGCGCGTAATTTTAACTCTTAATACCCCCTTTTTCTTTAGGTGGATTTTCATTTTTTGTTCAAAACCTTGAAAATCATTGATTTTTCGGGAAATATTCCCTATCAAAAAATGCCAAACCCATGCCAAACTGCCAATACCCGTTTTGGCACTCCAGAAACCGTAATTTTCCAAGAAAAATACAGGTCATTTGGATGTAAAAAAGAAAGAATTTGATTTCACCTTTTCTCTCTTTTTACTCTGGTAGCTATCAGTTTTTCTTTCGATAAAAAATGTAATCTCCCATGTTTATTTGCCTGTTTTTTCTCTCGTTCTTTTTGCTTAAAACAGTCTGTCTGCTACTGTAATTTTTTCGAAATTTACCATGACTTAATACCCTTCGCCTCGTTCACACTCAGCCCAACAATCCCTGCACTTTCCCTGCTGTCTGTTGCACGAAAATGTCCTTTCGGATGCTGCGGATACATGAATTCAAACATGGCATAATTCGCCAGATCGCACAAATATTCTGTGTTTCCGGTCGCTTTATATTTGTCCAAACACTTCTCCAAGGTTGGAATTGCCTGAACAAATCCTTTCCCGTAATTATCCGCCACAGAGCCATATTTGTGAAAACTTACCCTTACTCTGTTCTTTCTTAACTCGTCAAATTTCTCGCTGTATTCCTTGTTAAAATCCATTATTCTTCCTCCTTCTCTCCAGTGCCGCTTCCGCTTCTTCTCTTGTGAAATACAGGTTCTCATAGTCATACGATTCCCATTCGTCAGCATACTTGATAGACTGCGTCGATACATCCTGCACCTTCCATTCGTTGATATAAAAATATCTGTTTGGTACGGTTTCCTCGATGATTTCATACACCGTATCCCCCACCTTGCAGGGCAGCACCAATAGTCGCCCCTGCTCTTCCAAGTCCTCATAATATTTGAGTCTCTCTCTTAACTCCGCCATAGCCCAAAGATTCTGATAGAAAGTGGCAATCAAGCCTCTTGGTGTGCATATACCATCCTCTCCGATGTAGCAACCCATCCAATCATCGAAGTCCTCATCTGATTCAAAGGATACCTTACCTTCTGTCATTTCTTTCAGCAGTCCCTTTGCCAACTCTCTTGCATCAATATCTATCTCAAAATCCCTATATCTGGTATTGCCATTTTCATCAATGTAACAACAGTTATGTGCCAGACTGAACATACCCATTTCTTCTAAGTTATCCATTGTCAGCCTTTTCATTTGTTCTGCTTCAATCCATTTCTCTTTCATGTTCATTCCTCCTTCGGCTTATCGCACCGTTCAAAATCAATCACCCAAACCCAAGGATTAGCGTCCCATCCGTAACGGTCAATGTCGGATTTCTTGATGGTTGAATCCCACAGGTCATGATACATCCCTTTTACAAACTCTTCTCCGACATATTTTAAAGGTTCTTCTTCAATTCCTTCTTTCACACACCCTTTTCCGTCAATATCCTGCAACCGCTCAACTCGAATATCTGTAACCTTCAGCCAGATTCTCGCTGCTTCTTTCGGCATGTGAATTGATGGTCTCCATGGCACATAATCGTGTTTCACTCCATTTTCATCAACGTATGTATTGAACAGAGTTATATCTGTTGCCGCATAATAATATTTCCCTGTTTCTTCGACAGGTTGTTCATTATCATCTAATTCATATAAAAACTGCCATGTTTCCCGAACATACAGAATGTCTCCCTGCTGGTACGGTAATCTAAAAAATTTTTCGCCATATTCATCAGCATACACCCCCCTGCAAGATACACAGCCTTTTGGTGTAAACATGGTATACCCCCACATCGCATCATCAGGGATAGCACCTTTCACAATCCGCCGAGTGCAAGTCTTTTTCCCGTCTAAAATCGCCCGCACCATTTCGGTATTGAATAAGATTGGTTTAATCGCCATCCGCTTCACATCTCCTTTTCTCCAATGCCGCTTCTTTTGGAATAACATAAAAATCATTCAATAATTCTTCAATATGTTCCCCTGTCCAAACAGGCGTATCTTTCTGTTTTACGGAAGTGACATACCAATCATATAAAGTACTCTCGTCCATGGCTTTCTCTAAATCGACTAATCTTTTTTCATATTTTCCAACCTTGCACGGCAGCACCAACAACCGTCCCTGTTCTTCCAAGTCCCTGTAGCGTTTCAGTTCCTCCAGCCAGTCAGCAAGCTGCTTATTTTTCTCTGCCTCATGTTCTGCGA